AATGTTCTTGCATCTTCTATAGCTGTGTAAAGAGTTCTTAAAGAATTGTATCTGTCTTTGTTTGTATTGATGTAACCTTTAACAAAACTTTCTGCATCTCTTCTGTTATTTGATCTAAGCAATCTATTAAATTCATTAGTTGTTTCTCTTATAGCTCTCTTAGACTCTGCTGCTTTGTAATACAGAGATCTTTCTAGCTGTGGTTTAACAACTTTAATACCAGAGAAAGCTTGTACCATTGTCTCTGCTACATCAATAGGTTTTCCTTTTGGACTAATTAAATCTTCTTCTCCTGTAAAGACAGAGGCTGCAGCTGTTACAAAATCTTTAGGAACTATCTGTGTTCCTTCTGCATCAACTTGTACTGAAAAAGGCAGTGCTGTAGGTGCTATAGAATTAAAAACGTGAATCATTGATTTTAAACCCTTATCACCTAATAAATCTGATTCGTTATAAATAATTTTACCTGTTGATGTTTGACCAGATTGTGCTTCAAGCAAGGCGTTAGCACCTATACTTGTAGATAAAAAAGGATTTGCCATTTCTCCTACTGAATCTATTGTTGCATTACTTGCTATGCTTAGTAGACTAGCTTCGTTTCTATTGCCAGTAGCAACTGCATTTAATACAGCTCTAAATGGTCTTTGCAAATAATCATAGGGATTGGTGTAACTGTAATTAATAAATCCTGTAATATTTCCTTGTGCATCAGTGCTGGTTGGAATCATAGTCGCAGTCTTTTCCCAAGGTGCAGCAAAAGATCTTTTATATGCGTCTATCTGTTCTTGACTTGAACCAGTTAGGGCTAGACCTGCTGCGGTTAAACCTGCTGGAACTCCAACAGTAGTAGTTAGTCCAGACGTTAGTCTTCTCATTCCTACTTTTTGTAATTCTGCATTGTTACTTGCTAGTTCTTTAATACCTCTTGATATAGTGTTGCCAGTATTTCTTACTATCTCAGCAGGGAAAGCTGTAAAGTTACCTATGACTGGTATAAATTTTAATTGTTTTACTATCTCAGGAACTCTTGAGTAAGTGGGAGTTACATTCAAAGCTATGTCAGCAGACTCTGCTTTAATAAATTTATCTAAAGCATCATCGCTAACAGATTTTAATTCACCAACATTGATAGTACCATCTTGTCTAATAAGTTTTTGAATATCAGTATTAGAAAAATTCTTAGCAGCATTGACAGGAATAAAGGCATCATCAGTAGAGTCAGCTATAACCTTTGTAAGTTTTGCTTGTTCGCCATTCCAATTAATCCACCTAGCCGCGTTATCTGATCCTGTATAAATTCTTTCAACAGGTTTTAATGCTTTCTGTAATTTATTTGTAAGACCGTTTGATTGTAATTTTTTCATCAAAGCAACATCTTCTATAGCATAAGAAGCTAAGTCAGCTATTTCTTCTAACTGCGTACCTCTTCCTACAACAATACCGTACTCTCTTCCTTCTTTAATATCTTTGTTGTATTTTGTTTTTTGCCTTGGATCAAAAACACCAGCAAAAGACTTTTGAAAAGTTTTTGTAAACTCAGCAGAAGGCCCAAGGTTTCCATTCATAGCAGCAAATAATGGGACACTTGTATTGTTTCTTATATGAGCACCAACAGATAACAAGGTTTTGTTATATTGTCCTACTGTTTTTAAACCTAACAAACCCTTGTAAACATTTTTTAAAATGTTAGGCATAGTATTCATAAAATCTTTTGATGATCCTGTAACAGCATCAACAAAAACTTTTGGTGCATAGGTATCTTGTAAAGCACCTTGCTTGTCATTAAATTTTACATAATCAACGCCGTCTATTGTAACTTCATCTCTTAGTGAAGGAATTTCTTTTCCTGTCTTTGGATCTTTTTTAGGAGCAATTTGTTTTCCTGTCTTTGGATTTATTTCAGGAGCTTTTAATACATTTATTCCTTCAGCTGTTAATTGATCAGGAGTCTTTAAAAAAGATGTGGTTCCTAATTGTTTTGCATTATCATTAATTAATCTTATATCATCATAAACTTTTATATTTCCTACTGAAGTAGCAATTTTAGATATAGTAGAAGTAGCTGCAAAAGTCTCATCTACTAAAGCTTTTCTCCACTCAGATCCTTCTTTGTATGTAAGGGGAGTTATCTCACCTAAAGCTTCCCTAACTTCAGGTAAGTTTTTTAATGTTTTTCCTTTTAGTAAGCCACCTTTTATATTGTTTACTAAAAGCTCTGGAGTTTCGTGAGGGTTTAAAGAGTTTTTAGGATTTCTTATATCATCAAAAATTTGTATTGCTTTAGATGTTCCAAGAGGATCACCCTCAAGTCCTGCTACTGTTTTAATTTTATCAATAGCTGCATCGTATACTTCTTTAGATGGCTCAAAACCAGAATCATTTATAGCTCTGTAAAGAGTTGTTCCATACAAACCTCTGTTTTTAAGTAACGCATCTTTAAAATTTTGATCTAAAGTTAAACCTGCAACAGTAGGTCTATCAGAAACTAAATCAAATAATAGTTTTTGTTCTAATTCAAATATTGTTTTATTGTTTTGAACTATAGAAGATATTGTATTATTAGGATCTATCCCTAGAGCCTCGTAATCTATTTTGTTTCCTGATCCTTCAAAACTTTTAATCTTTTTTAAAGCTTCGTCTTGAAGTTCTTTTGCTTTAATTCTTTTTGCATCGTCAGCTAAAGAAGGAAACTGTCTTTCAACAGCAAGCAAAGGTGCTCTATAAGTTGATATAGATTTAACTAATTCTAAAGAGTCTTTATCATTTAATTTACCACCATTGGTAACAGCATCTTCCATTGTTCTTCTTATCTTATCTCCAGCATCAGCTATCTCTAATCCAAGATTAGATGCGTAAGCTTTTTGTGTTTGAAATACATCTGATATTAATTTATTATTTTTTGTAGTTTGTTCAAAAGTTCCACCGTAACTAAAGTTTTTTCTTAAGTAATCAAATAAACTTTTATCTGCTTTGGTTGCAGAAGCAAGAGCTTCATTTGGGCTAACTTTTTTAGCTAATGCACTCATGTAAGGTGCAATTAGATCTAATCCAACACCAGCTGTTTTAAGAGTTCCTCCCACAACCTTGGGTGCAGCATAAACAAATGATGCTGTCTCAGCAAACACTTGCATTCTTTCTTTTAGTCTTGCAGCTGCGGCATCTCTGCCTGCAAGATTCTTAATTCTTTCTTCGTCACTTTCTTTATCAAAGATCATGTCAGCAAAAGTATCAACATCATCTGTAGCTACAGCAGCATCGACTGCACCTATAGCTCCTAGTTGTTTTGCTTTACTTAATTTAGATAGAGCACTTGCTGTGCCAAGACCAGGTATACCAAACTGAGCAATCATTTGTGCTGTTTTACCAGCAGTACCTTCTACTTCAGGTTTAATACCTTCAAAAAATTCGTTTACATTGTCAGTTACTTCTGTATTAAATAGAAGATCAATACCAGTTGTCGGTATGGTAGCAAGGCCTTGAGGTATAGAGACAACACCTGCAGCTATTCCTCTACCTATGTCTCCTGCTAAAGAACCAGATGATCCAGTTCTTTTTCTTTTCATTGATTTTTGTTTTGCTTTTTCTATTTCTTTAGGATCATTACTATCTACAAATAATTTTCTTCCATCCTCAAGAACCACTAAAGGCACTGTTATTCTCCAGCTACAATCATCTCAGCTAATTGTGTTATGTCTCCGCCAGTTTGTTGAAACATTGCTAAGAAACTAATTAAATTTATTTCATTTCCATTAAGATCAGTTAGCTTTCCATCTTTCTTGTTTGTTAGTTCTTTTCTAAATTGAGCTAATAAAGCAGCTGCTCCAGCTATTGCTGTTTGATCTATTGGAGAAGCACCAGCTTGAATTTTTTGTAACTTTTTAATATCTTCATCACTCATTGCTAGTAACTGTTCTTGATCTGTCATTGCATCTTCTTGTCTTGCACCCTCTTCCATAGCAGCTTGACCAAAGTCAGAGATAGCATTCCTTGGAACAAAGCCTTCGCTTGGTTGCATCATAGCTAAGAATCCTGCCATCATTTGTTTTGCAAACTCAGGATCTCTACTAACTTTTTCCATATAGCTTGATGGAAAAGCTTTTACATAATCAAGGAATACAGGTGATTCTCTTCCTGCTTCCATTGCAATCTCCATGGTTTTTTGTTTAAGAATATCTTTTAGTGCGTCTGAATCATTAACTTCTTTAAGTCCTGATACTTTTTCTTTAGGAGGTGAAACTTTAGTTTTTTCATCATCGCCTGTTAGTCCCATATATAAACCTGCCGCTGGAACTCCACCGTAACCAGCCGCTCTAATTGCACCTGTTACTGCACTTCCCTCTGGTCTACCTGGATTTCTACCAATACTTCTTAAGGTTGATTGAATTACTTTTCCACTGCCAACAAAAGGAGCAACCATTTCTGATGGAATAACTTTAGGAGATGCTGGTTTAGTTTTAGTAATAGCTGTACTAGGTTTGGGCTTAGGTTTGGGTTTAGGCTTAACTTTTTTAATTAAAGATGTTATTCCTGATTTTGCTAATCTATCTCTTAATGCCATAATTATTGCTCCAACGTATAGCCTTCAGGCACTTCGTTATCTTCAAATAAATAATAATCTTCATCTACTGGATCATAATAAAAATAATTTCCAGAATCTTCATCAATATAAGCCACACTAGGATTAGTGTAATCTTCGCTCAAGCCTTCTTTGATTGCATCTCCAATGGTATAAGCAAGAGCTCCTCCAGCTGCTGTATTTGTTACTGGATTAGAAAGTTTAGATGCTGCGTTAGCAGCTTTTCTCATTTTATTTCCTGTGCTTAATGCTTTTATTCCAGCACCAGCTAATCCCAAACCTGGAATTGCCATCGCATAATCTAAGGGATTATATGGATCAAAAATTAAACCATCTCTACCGAAATATTTTGTCCCTGCTTCACCGCCATCAGCAAATCCTTCTATGCCACGTCCTCTAAGAATATCTTTTTGAGTTACTTTGCCGTCACCTGTTAGATCGGGAAAGCCACCGTCTTTTAAATTAGAAATGCCACCATCAGCAAATTTTTTACTGTATCTAAGTCCGCCACCATTTGTTTCTGGATTTATATAAAAACTTAATCCATCATCATCACCATAAATAAATTCATCACCTCTTTTACTTATTGGTCTTCCTGTCATTCCTAAAGCTCTATTTATTAAAGCTTCTTCTGATTCTTCTTTATCTCTTGGTATTCTAATTCCTAATCTTTCTTCTATTTCTGAAAGAGCTCTGTCTTTTAACATTTGTTTAAGAACTTCCTCTTCATTTCTTTGAAGCATTGGAGCCATGCCTGACGTTATTCCTTGCATTACAATACCTTAGCGTAGTCAACAGCATAGTAACCATTTTTAACTACTACTGCATCTGGTTTAACTTCTAATACTTCTTGAGCTAGGACACCTTCTGTTGGTTCTGATTCTGCTCCAAGCTCTATGGCTTTGTCATTCCAATCCCATGTGTACCAACCAATGTTAGGCTCAACTTCACCAATCTTTTTAATGTTAGTTTTTAATTCAACATCAGAAGTTGCAGCACCATATATGGTTGCAGCTGTTCCTGCAGCACCAAGTAATTTAGAGAAGGTGCTTGGCTCTTGATAAGAGCCACGTTGATAAGCACTTGTACCAGTACCACCAGAGATTCCTCCCATTGGTGATCCAGCAAGTAATGCTTGACCTTGTTGTAGTCTTTGCATTGGCTCGTTCGCAAGTTGTTGTGCTCCTTGGAACTGTCTTGATAGTGCAGCCTGTTGAGTTGCTTGACCTTGCTGACCGAGTTGATTCAACATATTGATTTGGTTGCCTAGCATTCCTTGTCCTTTTTGTCCTAGACCTGCAATGCCTTGACCTATCTGACCAAACTGTTGTCCCATACCACTAGCTAATTGACCTAAGCCACCTAGTTGTTGTCCACCTTGCATAAGGCTAGAACCAAAACCACCTAGGGCTTGTCCTCTTTGTACTTGTTGTTGACCTAGACCAGCCATCTGACTACCTAGTGCGGCCTGCTGACCACCTATAGCTGCTTGTTGTCCGCCTAAACTTGCTTGCATTTGACCTAATCCAGCTTGTCTACCTTGTTGTGATTCAAAGGATTGTCTTGCAGCATCTTGAGCTCTGCCAAATCCTTGACTTCTAAGAGCACCAACTGCTTCAGCGGCCCCTCTTCCTGTTTGTCTTGCTAATTCTTCTTGAGTTATCCTACCTCTTGATCCACCAAAGGCACCAGCGGATACAGCTCTATCACGTAGTCCTATGTCTTGTTTTGCTGATTGTCTGTTTATATCTTCTAATGTTTGTTGTACTACTTGATCTTCGTATGGATTATAAAAAGCAGATGAGCTACTAGGATCAAACATTTGAGTAGCACCCATTGCACTTTGTTCTGCTCTTTGTAATGCACCTATACCACCTGCTACAGTATCAGCTCCTGTACCTATCATTCTTTCTGCTGCATCTGAGAATCTTCCAGCACCTCTTGCTAAATCAGATCCTTCTCTTTGAAAGCCCATACCTTCTTCAATACCAGCTTGAGCCTGTGGCACAAAGCCCATAGCTTGATCTAGTGCATCTTCTTGTCTGCCGTATAATCTACCAGCATCTTCTATATAAGGTTTAAATTCTCCTAAACCACCTGCTGCTTGACGTGCTTGTATTTGTAATGGTGTAAGACCTGCTGTTTGTTCTATGGGTATATCTCTAGCTCGAGATATTAGTCCTTCGTATTCACCAGGAGAGCCAAAGTAGGAAGCAAGAAGTCTTCTTGAGTAGTCCTCCATGTAAGGAGATATAAAAGAATAACCTGTTTCTGGAGTTGTTATTACATCTGCTGGTGGAGCTGTTTTAGTTTTGCTACTAAATATTCCCATTATCTGTATTTCCTCATCATTTGTTCGCCTTCTTTTTGTAGAGCATACATTTGACGTGCACCCTCTAGGCGTTGTTCGTATTCGTCTTGTGGGTTAGCACCTGCTGCCACACCCATACCTCTAACTGCTTCAGCATTAACAACAAACTCACCATCACTTAACATGGCTGGTATCTTGTCGCCACGCTCTCCACCTGGGCCTGTAATTAATTCGCTTCTATCTACAAATTTACCGTCAGCCGCATATAACTGACTGGTTATTCTTCTTGGTTGTAGATCATCTACATAAGTAGCTTCTTTAGGAGGTGCTACTAATGGTGAGAAAGGTGTGCCTTTCATTTGTGAATAAAGTTTTGATACTTCACTAGGGTAGAATCTGTAAGCATCTGGTGTTTCATCTCTAGCATCAATAGATATAGATGCTCCAGGAGTTTGAAAGCCATAACTACTACGACCTGCTGCACCTGATCCTCCATAACCTTTTGCTAATCTAGCTGCTGCTTGTTTTGCTTGTTGTTCTGCAATCTCTTCTTCTGTTGGTGGTGTATAGCTATATCCTCCACCTCCACCTGGTAGGTTTATAATTCCACCAAAGTCACCAAAGTCTATATCACTAAAATCAAAATCATCAAACATATAATCATTAAACCTAAACTCTCTTTCATCTTCAGCCCTTCTTTCATTGGCCATGCCACCCCTTCTAAATCTTTGTATGTCAACCTTTGATGCTCCTGTTCCTTTGATCATTTGACCTTCAGTCTGACCATAGGTTTCTGGCATAAAACTTTGTGCTTGCTCAAATCTATTAGCCATTTCTCCTGCTTTTGTTTTTCTAATAGCTTCATTAATATTTTCTGTATCGTTTGCAGCATCTGAAATAGAGTCATATTCTTTACCATTCAATACATATTTTCCAGTTGTAGCATCATATTCAGGTGCTACAGATTTTGATAAACCAAAAGAATCTTTGTCTTCAAAAATATCATCTTCAAAATCTATATCCAAAATTCCACCATTTGCAAAACCAGCTATACCACCATCAGCAAGCTGAACAGAAGTATCTCTTTCTAAACTTTGTTGAAATTTATTAAAATCTTTTTGAGCATCATCAACAGCTTCAGGATTACCAGGTTTTATATCTGGAGTATTTATGTCAGATGATCCTATAGAAAAACCTTGCATGGCTTTATTTTCTTCATCTCCCCCACTTAAACCACCTAAAGCACTAGCAATTTTTCCAAAATCCATACCTCCACCAGTACCTCCACCAACACTACCGCCAGTAAAAAAATTAACTATGCCACCATTCATGTAACTTGAAACATCAAAATCTTTATCATCTCTAAGTCCAGGAAGTAATTTTTTTAATAATGCTATTCCACCTAATGTTTTTAAAATTTTCTTGTGTGATTTCTTCATAACTAAATTATATACAATATTGTTTTAAGTGTACCATTTTTTCTATGTATCATCTCTTATGAGGTTGTTACATTAATTGATATGTTTCCATCTGTCTTAACAGAAACAGATCCTAGTGATGCAGTTGTCTCGAAGCCTTGTGGATTCTTCGGAGTGTGTAACTGTACCCATTGGTTGCCTATATATACTTGTAAAACACCAATAGATGTATTCCATATTACATCACCTACGTTAAAAGCTAAAGTAGAAATTTGAGAATCATTAAACTGTGGTGTTGAGCTAGGATCGAATGTTCCTAGGTTTAACTCAAGGATTCTTATTAATCTGTTGAATACATTAGCATCAACCTCACCACTTGCTTGAGGTAATCTACTTGCAAGAAGCTTGGCCATTATCTTCTGCCGTCAGTTCTAATATCAATCCTGTTTGCACCTAGTCTCCATTTAAAACCAGTTCTTAATCCTGTTGCTGCATCATCATCTGATTGAACTCTAAGAACAAGCTGTCTGCCTCTAGCACGAGTAAATGTTTGTTGAGTAGTGCTTGTAATATTGTTAGTTGAATTAGTTGTTAAGCTTTCTCCAGGAAAGTTACGAGTTTTTAATACAAAATTGATCTGTCCATCTGTAGGTGTTGTACCAAAAAATTTAACATCTGGAATAATTCTGCTAACAAAACCCAGTTGATTACCTTCTTCTATATCTATATCACCAGACTCTATGAAAACATTATCCATAGGTGATCCGTCATCATCATCAGTGCTTTCATGTATATATACATAGCCATCACCATCGCTGTCTTTACCTGTAGCTCTAGGCTTTTCAAATACACCATCATCTATCCATGCTGTTCTTGATAGATTGCCTATGCTCCATGCACCTTCTAGGTAGTTATAAGTTACATACCTATCTATCTCTTCAGAAGAAGAAGAACAATAGAACCAACCAACCTCATTAAATTCTCTGTTAGTAAAAGCTAATGTTTTAAATGATTGAGTAGTATTAATATCATCTAATACATAATTTAATACGCTACAAACTAATCTTTTAACTGATCCTGAGTAAGTATAGAAGCCATCTCTAGCCATCCAATAGACACCATCTGGTGCGTTGATCATGCCGTTAGGAGATATAAGACCTACATTCTCATTAACTAGGTTTAATCCAAAAGTAAACGGAGCACCAATAAATTGCATACTATACAAAGAAGTATCAGTCCATATAAGTATTTCTTGTCTTGATCTTAATCCGCCAACTATCTGCGATCCAGATGAAAGTCTTAGTGACCCTGCGGTATTAGTAGCTGTTGGCTCCCATTCTGTAACGCTTTCTTGATCTGAGAATGCTATAAGCAAAGGATCTATAGAACCAGACCTAGAGCTACCAACAATAGGATCAGCACCTAAAACAATTACGTGTCTATCAATATCGCTTACTATGGTTTGCAAACCTTTTGTTGGTGCAAGATTAGCACCACTTAAAGTGCTAATAGCTACAGCTCTGTTATCTGTACCACTAGATTCATCCCAATAGTAAACACCACCAGCTCTAGGATTAAAGATAAGATCTTCTCCAAACGCATCGTGTGACCAAAGCCTTAACTGTCCTACTTCTGATAAAGCAACAGAAGAACCCCATGTACTTGTACCCCATGTGCCTGCACCCCAACCTGTTGATGGCACATACACATCTAATCCTACGTTTATTTGATAGGCTGCATCAGCACCTGATCCACCATTACCTGTATCACTTCCATTTGCTGTGGCTGTTGCTGTAAAAGTAAATGTATCTGCACTTGGTATAGAAGTTATTTGATACTCTTTATTTAAAACTGTTGCTGTTATGTTACCGCCAAGACTTACTGCACCACTAATAGTTACAAAATCATTTACTACAGCTCCATGTGCATTGTCAGTTGCGGTTATAGTTGCACTGCCGTTAGTAGCAGAAAAAACAATACCATTAGTAGTCGTGGCTCTAATAGGTGTTACATCAAAATAATTTGATCCAAGATTAACGTAATATTTAAAAGTTGTTCCTAGTCCCATATACTTTGTAGAGTCTAAATCAACCCATGCTAACAGTGCTCTGCCTGTTCCTAAGTAAGAGTTGTTGTTTGATTTTTCCCAACCTCCTATTTTTTCTGGTAATCCTTTTCTAAATCTAACTAAATTACCGTCAGCCCAACCGCCTTTATCTACAAGATCAGTCATCTCTTTATTGATTCCTGGGGTAAATTGTAATTTACTTAACGGCATATTAAACCTCGTGCCATTCCTTACCTTCAAATAGTAAGGCTTCTGCCTCTCTACGTCTGATAAGTCCTTGTAAAACCTTACCGCCTGCTTTATTCCAACGCTTTATTTGAGCTGGAACATCATCATATTCTTTATTGTTTAACACTTTAAGCATGGTTGAGGCTTTTAAGTTAGCAGGCCCTAGGTTAAATACCCAAGATACTAAAGCATCAAATTGATTTTGATCAAGATCAACAGTAACGCTATCTTTAACATAACCTTCAAACTCTTTTATATCTTGATCTAATATTTCTTCTGCTTCTTTTTGACAAACTAAATCACCTTCTTTAACTCCAGCAGTATGACCATATCCTATTGTCCATACGCCTGCTGCACATTTGTAAGCATTGTATTCAACACCTTCAAACTTTTTAATTAAACTTAATCCTTCTTGCGATATATTCATATTTTTACTCCCCTTCTTTTGTAGTAACTTTTTTGTAATAGACAACAACTTCTTTAAGTTCATTTATATACCTCTTTAATTCCTGCATATTATATGACATGAGCTCGTAATCGGGCACAGACATAGCTAAGAATACCACTTGACCTTGGTCTTTCTCAACTCTTGCTAA